GTGTTACCCATGCGGTATGGGCTAGGAGTAAAGTCCGGCGATACACCGCCTGTAGAGCTAACCTGGCGAGCCTGCCAGATGTCTACTGAAATCATTAAAGCAGCTTCTTGAACTGCTGCATCTTGTGACCAATCAACATAAGTCTCTGCTGCGACTTGACCCAAAGGATTTACTGGGTGGTAAGGAGTGGCTGTGTTGTTGTTGCCTGTGATGGCATAAGTGATGCTATACGCACCGACTCCTGTGATTGTCTTAGAGCCGTTGTGCTTTGATCCGTTTCCTGTAATTACAACAGTTTGACCAACATAAAAAACATCTTTTGTTGTTGTTTCAAAATAAAGTGTGCCTGTGTTTGTTGTATTGCTATGGGCTACATTAAATGAGTAGTTATTCCAAAGCATTGGAAGAATGACCGCATCGGATGCATCGCAGACTTCTTGAAGCGTGGCATCAGCGTAAAGCGAGCCAACACCAAGTGCTGAGCGAAGTTCCGCAACTGTGGTCAATGACATTCCATATCCTTTCTAAAGACTGGGAGTGGAGCAAGGGCTGCGCCCCACTCCCAGCGACTTAGGGTGTTACTTACGCCTTGTTGTTCTTGAACGCACCAGCTCCGACCTTAGTCGCGATTGCGCCAAAGCCGTAGTAACCGATGGTGATAGAACCTGCTGCTGTTGATTCAGCGCGTAGGCGGTATGTTGGTGACTCATACCATGTGTAAGCATCTGGGTTCACAATAAGGATTGATCCGTCTGTGTCTGTTCCAGCTGCTGTGTTAGGTGTTACATACAAGTTCAATCCTGCAATGTTGCCTTGTAGTGCTGTAGGAACTACAGAACCACCAGCGTTCATTGGGTTTGAAGCTGTGTAAATTGGACGACCATTATCGTTAAGTGTCATCACATTGCTCCATTGTGAAGTATTCATGATGATGTTACGAGCAAATGGGTTTGGAAGACCAAGTGTTGCGTTGTATACAGAAGCTGAACCACGAGCAACAATTCCAAGAAGCTCTGAAGCTGTTGGGTAAGTTGTTGTTGTTGTTCCGTCTGCTGTTGCGCCAGCGATGATTGCTGCGTTTACTGCTGCATCTGTTGCCTTTGCGTAAGCAGAAGCCATGTTGCGAACGAGTTCATCGAAGAATGCTGGAGATGTACGATCTAGAAGTTCAACAGAGAATGTCTGTTGTCCAGCGTACTTCTTAACAGATACTGAGAGGAATGCTGATGTCTGATCTGTGTCAGAGAATGCTGCATCTTCTGCTGTGTCTGCAACTGTTGGCATTGCTGTGATCTTTGGAATCTCGAATGTCATACCTGCATCAGGAAGCACTCCGCGTGAGATTGCTTCGATTGATGGGCGGATTGTTGTTCCAAGTGGGTTGATGATTTCAGATAGTTGGCGAGTTGGTACTAAGCCAGCGTTGTCTGTTGTGTTGTCTGCTGCAAGTAGGTATTGACGAGCTGACTCATCACCTAGTGCTGCGCGGATTGTGTTTTCTGCATACTTAGCAGCTGTGATTTCAATACGTGGCTTTGTGTAAGCCATTGCTGTAACAGTAGGACGAGCAGCCTCGACAGCCGCAGCTTCTACTGATGGTGTTGCTTCGACTGCTGTGGTTTCTTCCACTACTGTCTCGCTTTCTGTTTGTTGGGTTTCGGTTACAGCTTCTTCTACCTTTTCGGCTTCTTCAGCTGCAATATCAGTAACCTGAGCAGACTTAAATGCTGGCTCTGTTACTAAACTTACTTCGACTAAGCGAGCAGCGGATACATAAGTCACGCCATCCTTAATCTTTGATTTTAAAACTTCTGCACCGATGCTGAGTCCGGACTGCAATCCTTCTTCTGCCAAAATTAGTGCTTCTGTGCCGCGTTGTGAACGGCTAATAGAAAATACTGCGTTGATTGCATCCTCTGACTCTGAGAAACTAACAGCGCGGCCTAGTGGCTTCTTTGTGTCATGTTGGCTAAGCAACTTGATTGACTTAGCATCAGGAATCTCAATCGATCCTGATTCAAAGATTACTTTGCCGTAATTGGTTGAACCTGCTTCTACATTCAACGGCACAATTTTGCCAGAGATAGTGCGGCTAGCGGAATCCGCTGTTAGTTCAGCCGTAAGGGTTACGATTTGTGTCATACCATACCGTTGCTTCCATTAGGTGTTAGGTCTGTCATTTCCATCGCTTGTTCTGTTGTAACAAGTCCGAGCGATAGCAATTTTTCAATTACTGCAAGTTCTGCAAGTGGGTCTGTGCGTAAGAATGTCTTATCGATGTCGAACTTCACGACATGACCTCTAGGAGTAATATCATCCATCGATAGACGATCTTCAATAGCTGTGATAAATGGCTGTAAAGATAATGCCAAGAATTGCTTGCGCTCATCTTGAACATTCGAGTAAGTCATTGAGTTATTCATCTCAGCTGAAACATAATAAGCAGGTACATTGCAAAGGCGAGCAATCTCTGTAGCAAGATTCTGAATCGCCTCGTTGTACATCATTTCTTTTGGTGAGAATGAAACTGGTGTGTATTCAAGGGTTGATGTTAAGTACGCTGTTGAACGGTTATTGCGTGCGTTCTTCCATGCGTTAAGCAATCCTTGAACTTCTTTCGGATCGAGGTCTGCACCATTGTTCTTAATGTAGCCAGTAGCCATCGGAGTGCCTGCTGCAACAGCAGCGGCTTTCTGAACATCGATAGCAGCGCGAATTGTTTGAACTCCGCTGTTAAGGATTCCATCGCCAAGTGATTGGAATGTGATTAGTGAACCTAATCCGTCCATTGGCAATGTAATTCCATCTACTGCATAAGAACGAACAAATGTGTTTGTGCTATCAAGTGTTGCAGTTACGCGAGAGTTTGCAATCCACTCAAAGCGTGATGGTCTGCCATCCTCGTTGTAAACTTCGACAACCTTCCAAAAGGCTTGTCCGTAAAATAATAATGAATCAACAGTCCAGGCAATAGTTACTGATCGTGGCTGTGAGTAAGAAGGTTGCTCCATCCATACAGGAGAGCCAAGTTCTTCATTTGTAGATTTCTTGTAAAGCTCTAAAGGAATTGCGCCGATTGTGCCAGCAAGTAGATTGCGGCATCGTTGTAATGCAGGAACTGAAATTGCTTCTGTGCGTGATACATACGCATATTGAAACGGCATTGCATAAGGCGAGTACTCACCCAAAACTTGGGGTGCTGACTGTGCTTCGAGTAAAGGTTTAGTTTGTAGTCCGAATGTTTGCAGTAAGCGACCCATGTTTACATATTAGCACACTTTGTCTAATATTTGACAATTTCGGGGTTTTGTGTCTAGGCAATGATTTGAGGCTTTGGAGCAGGCAACATCAGCTTCGATACAACCATTGCCAAGCCGATAGGTGCTGAAATGTCTCCAGCCGATTTTCTCTTAATAATTCGCCATGCTGAGTCATTGACCTTAGCTGCGCAGTTATTCATCTGTTGGATCAATTCTGCCTGTCCATTGTGAACCACGCGATGATTGACTAAGCCTTCTAATAAGTCACCACAGGCTTTGTAGAACTGCTGACCCGAGACATCCTCACACATAACGCCTGATTGAGTTAAACGGTCTGCAATCGTCTGTGTGGCGTATTTGTCAAAGCAAACTAATCGTGGTTTATAGATGTCGCACCAGGCTTTAATGCTGGCTGCCATCTTCAATTCATCGATTGCCATTTGTGAGCTGTAGGTTTCTAGGATTCCTATGCCGATTCTGCCATCTGGCAATAATTGACCTGCGACCAATGATCCATTGCGCCTTGACGGGCTGACATCGAAGGCAAATACCGTATAAGCGCCCACAGCCATTTCAAGTGTGTTGTCTGAGGTTTCTTCCAGAACTCCATGAGGCCAAGGCGATTGCAGCGAGTCAATCCATTGGCACAGCGTTTCTGTTCTTGTCTGCTCGATTGGGTTTGTTGCTATTGCTTCTTCAATAGATTCTTTTGTAATTATGTAACCAAGTGCAGGATTGCTGGGTGCAACAGCGCTTTTCCAAAAGTAATCGCTAGTAATGTCAATCTTGCAATACTGAGGAGCGCTGTATTCGTAGTAGCCAAAGGTCTCTGGCGGATAATCTTTTGCGCGTTCAACTAAGCCATTAAGTACGCTGCTGAAATGGTCACCAGCATTGCTAGTGAGGAATGTCTGTGCGTTAGCTCTAGCTCTTGTAACTGGCACAGCTGCTTTGTAGCCATCTTCTGAGATTTCGCGGATTTCATCAATCCATAAGAAGTCTGCTGTTCTTCCGCGTGGTGATGATGAGTTATCTGAAATTACATCAAGCGTTGCTCCATTGAGCAGCTCTATTCTTTCGCCACCGTTTGCATAACGGATTGCCTTTGTCATTGCTTTGAGTTCCGGAGTTGATTCTATGATCCAGGCAATCTCTCGAAATAGCATCAGCGATGTGGCGCGGTTGGCTGACATGATGATGAGCTTCTTTTCGCCACCATAGAACATGCCCCAGATAATTCGGACTCTGCCTAGATGACTTTTGCCATTTTGACGAGATATGAGCAGTAAAGCAGTCTTGATCCGATATTGATTCTTCTTATTGACCATGAGCATCTGATTGAGGACGAACTTCTGATAAGGCATCAGTTCATCCATCTTTAAGCGCTCAATCATCTCTAGAACTTCACCAGCTCTAGATTTGCCTTTGAGAAGTGGGCTGTGAACCCTCGGTTCAGTTGCCCCTCGTAGGGGTTGGACTCTTTTGGGTTTATCTGTCATTGAACTGGATTAGGTCGAATCTTAAACGGACTATCTTGCAGAACTTGCAGTAATTGAAAAATTACTATCGCTCGGACTTGTTACAAC